CGCGGCGACATGACAGCAGCGTTTTCGTTCAGCTTCTGCTGTGCAGCAAGAAGGACTGCCGAAGTGGCTGGCGTCGTGCCGGGGGTACCAACCGAGTTACCAATGGTCTTGAACGCATTGGCAACGTCAGCGTCGATGCTCGAAGCAAGCTGCGAGATACGCGGCTTGAGAACGCGCTCGGCGAAATCATCAAGCTGCATCGTCAGTTCAGCGGTCGTGAAGTTCACGCCGATGTGCTTCTGGTTAGCAACCGTCAGCGTGGTGAACTGCTCGTTGTCATCCTGCACCTGAAGGGCAGCGCCGTCCGTGACGAGGGCGCGATCCGGCAGACGGATGCGGAGGGTGGAGCCGATCTTCGCGCCTTCAACAGCAAAGCTGTCGTCGTACTGGCGGTTGACGTTGCGGGTAAGCACGAGGTTGTTCTCCAGGATTTCCAGAGCCTTCCGCGTGATCATGTCGATAGTAAGGATCGAGTTAGACATAGATGTATTCCTAAGTTAGCGGTTGCGTTGTGCCTCGTACTTTTTGATCTGCCGCCGCCGTTCCGCTTCGATCCATTCTGACGTACTCATCGACTTCGTAGAACGAGGGTCGGTGGTGTCGTACATGGGCGCATTAGCGGCGCGGGCAGTGACAGGTGCAATCGGTGCCGGGGCGGTTGAAGTCTTTCTAACCGGCGGGCTTGATGCCATACCGGCTTCAAGTTTTCCGATCTCTTTTGCCTGCAAGATGGGAGACAGTCGGGCAATGCGATCCGCTTCCTTGGGGTTCGAGCCGAGATAGTAGAGTACGTCTGGGCCGTTGTCCGAGGCTTGGATGCTTTGCGCCATCGCGTCCGTGATGGATAGCTTGGGGTTGTAGGCGACTTGTTCAAAGTCGTCGTACCGATCCCGCGCCGCTTCCTCACGGTCGTGGTAATGTTCGAGCAAGTCCTGATGCTGCCTGGCGGTTTCCCGTCTGGCGAGCAACTCCTCCGCCTTATACTCCGCCAAAGCGTCAGCATAATCCTCGTAGGTGTTGAACTGGTCTGGGCTAAGATCAGATTGCGGTGTCGCCACCGGCCTCTGCGCTTGAACCGTTTCCAGCCTTTGGGCTTGCTCGCGTTCCCACTTGCGCTGTTCTCTTGCAAGTCGCTTACCGACAATCGCATCAAGTTCCTCTTGCGAGAAAGTCTTGGATGCTTCCTGCTCGGCAGGCGTTTCCGGCGTCGTGTTTTCTACAGGCTGGAGTGCTGCCGTGGCTTCCAGTTCTGGCGCGGAGGCATCCGCTACGTCAGGAACATTTTCGTCCATGTTTAACTCCTAAGAGTTCCTGATGAACCTCACCAGTACGGTTACTGACCAGCGTAACAGACCCTGCAACGCTTGTCAAAACTTGTGGATATACCGGCGTGTTACACTTGGTAAGCGACCGAACCAGTAAAAGCCTTTGCGCTTAACTCAACATTAGTTATAAAAGCAGTCCCTGTTGGGTTAAGAAACGTAATGTGCGAGTTTGCGGGATAAAGCGCGCCGTTAAACCCGCTGCTATAGCTGCCAAACGTAGCGGCGCTATTTACTCCCGACGCAAATGGAAGGCCCGCCACTCTTGCGGCGCTAACATCCGCCGTTGTCGGAAATACCACAATAAACGTGCAAATTACAATATTGCCAATCTTGGTGTAGTTTCCTGCTGTACCGGCTGCATAGGTAACGCCGTTGCCGGTTGGCGTCCAAGTGCCTTGCTCGTAATCGTTAAGAATCTCGCTGGTCATTCCGGCGGCGGATGTGTTAACGCTGAAATCGATGCCTTGGTTCGCAGTTCCCATAATGACGTTGCCGGTTGATATTGTAGCCTGCGTTGCGCTGATTGCCCGTCCGGCTGTCAGGTTTTCAACCGTTACCTTGACGGTTGCTGCCCCCTGAACAATCGGGAGAACCTCCGTTCCTGCGAGCGGTGTAGTGGCGCTCGTAAGCGCGGAGATCTTTTGGTCAGCCATTTTGATAACCTCTTACGAACTTAAATTGAATTACGCGGGCTTCCACTCAACACCATTAAGACTGAGCCAAGTGGACGCAGCCGTGTAGTTAACTGCGGTCACTGTCCCCCCAGAGGCTGATACAAGCACCTCAATAGGGGTATAGGCCAAGCCATTGTAACCTAGCGCCGAGCAGCGAACATCGGCGGCGGGGCGCAGCGGAACAGGCACTGACCCGATGATCTGCCCCGTGCCGCCGCCCGAAACTGTCCCACGCAAACGCGACATTCCGCTGTTCTGGTCATAGACATAGGGTTCCGCTCCAGCGTAAGTTGCCCATGTTCCCGCGATGGTAACTGCGCCGCTTGAAAATGCAAACGGCGTTGTAATGCCGTTGCCGCGAAAGCCGCCCAGCGTCAGCTTTGCGTTGTTGTTGTCATACCGCACCATGTTGGCGACGGTGCTGCAATCAATGCTATCGACTCCAATAATGCCCTGTAGCAGCAAGCCAACACCTGTGATGTTGACCATAGAAATATGCCCGACACTAAATGTCAGAGTGTCCTGGTCGTAAAGTTCCATGCCATTGGTGGCGTTCACCATCGTTAGATTGTCGATGCGCGAAAAAGCCGGGCCGTAAACTCGCCCGCCAATGGTGCAGCCATCAGTCGTCATCGTGCCGATCTGCACTGTCTGCAATGCGGAAAGTTCAGCCTGGATGTTGAAGCCAGTGACTTTATTGTTGATTTCAACAGAACCAATCTTGATGTTTGATGCAGCAGCAGACGACCCTTGGATTTGCAAACCAATGCCCGACGAAAGCGCCGCGTTGCGCGTAACGATCTGGTTGATGCTGACGTTGCGCATCGGCGCGTAAGTGTCTGACTTCAAAAACACACTGAAATTGCCGCACTCATCAGACGCCAGCAAGTTCGCGCGAACATTGAACGACTTGAGGACAGTACCGATGCCGGATAGATAGCTTTGGGCTACGTCGATTGTCAGCCCATCAACGGCTTCCATTAGCACCGCATGAGTGGCGGATGTGGCGGAGTTATTTAGCCCGACAACCCAACCGATCACGTTGTCTTTGACGAACGCAGGCGTCGGTTGATTTGGCTGGTAAAGAGCCAGCCCGTCTTTTGACACGCCGCCGTATAGCGCGTTGCAAACATTGATGCCGCTATCAACGCCAACTTTGTCAATAGAAAAGCCATTGGCATGAACCAAAAACGGCCCTTCAATTACGCTGCCGCCCGTCAGCACGGAAAATGCAAACGCAGGAAAAGGCACGCGCTCGCCAATAATGGAGACGTTGGACTTTGCCAGATAATCGACATCTGGGACACTGGTGCCGTCTGAAATTCCCGTGGTAAAGCCAGACTGATATCGGGCGATGCGCAGCGTCACTGTGCCGCCGGTTGATGGCAACGCTTGGCAGGCGCGGGATACTTTGCCGACAGTGCTGTTATTGCCGACGCCGAACCACTCAGGCCGCACAGGCAAACCGTTGCTAATTGTAACTTGCGAACTCGACGTGAAGATTTGCTCAAGCGTGTCTGAAATAGGCGCAGTGATCGTCACTGGCGAGCCAATGTAAGTGATTCCAGTGAATACCAGAGGAATCAGCCCCGCTGCGGCGTTGGCGGACACCACTGCCGCCGCGTCGTTAGTAACGCCGTTGGAAACAGCCCCAAAATCTTTAGGTGATATGGTTTGAGCCAGCTTGTCGGCAACCGTGTATCCGCTCGTTACGGCCCCTGTAAACGGCGGGTCGTATTCGATAATATTAGCGTTCAAAACAACCGCCGCAAAAATGCCAGGGATGTTATCTTTAGTCCACAGCGGTATGCCTGTAGAAGTTTCAAGCGCAAACTTATAAATATCGCCGTCTTCAAGCCACACCTGCGCGGTGACGCGCCCTGCGCTGTCAAGAATGATAGGGTTGGCGTTCTCGGTGCCAGGCGTGCCTGCGCTTGTCGTGTACGTCACCGCGGGCGTCGTTGTCCCCGCCGCATAAGTGTACAGCTTTCCTCCGGCCAAAGGCGTGCCGTTGGAGTCGAAAAATTGCCAGCCAGCGCCGCCAAGGGAAGAAAGTGCCACCATGTAACTGTTACTCCAAAAGCAGCAAACCCCCGTCCTCTTGGACGAGGTTGTTACCGGACTCAGTCAATAGGTTATTTTGAACGGTCGCGTCCGCGTAGCCGGACAGGAAACTAATGATGCTTCCCAGCCCGAGGGCAATGCCATTACGAAGCGCGCCGCCAAAACCCATGTGTCAGTTCCGATTGATCGGCTTGGCGTACACAGTACCGGCGGTAGCCACCTGAATGGCACTAACGCGCCACGGCGCTCCGCTGGTGTTGGTAGGCAGCACGAACGGGATCGGCGTGAATGGCGGGACGGGTGTGCTGGCGGTCGTAGCAACCGCGGATACACCAACTTCAATGTAGCAAGCCTGGTCAGACCACACTACAACGCCCTGCGCGCCGGGAGGCCATGCAGTCGTGCTGCCCGCGGTGCCGGTGTAAGCTACGCTGTAGGCCGGGTAATCGGCTTTGCTTAGGGGGTTTAGAAGTTCCATAGCCAGTCCTTACGCCAAAAATTTCAGTTTGTAGAGCGTTGAGTAATACAACCCAAAAATCTCGTCGATAATGTTCTGGATTGGGGTACAATCCTTATCAACAACCTTGTAACGCATTTCGTTAAGGTCGTCCACTTGGCCTTCCAGAAACTCAACCACGTTGTTGGTCTTTTTGGCCGACATGAGCGAGATAGGGCCAATCAGCCCGTATTTGCCCTGATAGGCTTCCGCAAACTTGTCCGCCAGGTCGATAACACCGTCGTAAAACTCGTTCAGAGCAACGTGTTTGGCGTAGCTACGAGTGTTCAGGTGCGCAGAATGGGCTACATCCCGCGCCAAAAACAGCATACCTACAAAGTCGGCGCAGCCAGCCATTACATCATTCCTTCGGGGGGTTGTTCAGGTGCCATTTCGGGCATTTGAGGCTCCATAGCCCCCATTTCGGGCATTTCTGCGGGTTCAGGCTGCTCCATGTTGGGCATTTCGCGCATCTCAGGTGCGCCTCCAATCAGATCGCCAGTGTCCATAGCCGCTGCAATCGTACCCATCACGATGTCTTGAATTTGCTCGGGCGACATACTGTTCTGCACGGCGCTGATACGCTTTGTTTCGGCGTCGTAGGCGTCTACCTGAGCCTTGTACTCCTTGATGTCCACCTCGCGCTGGGCAACGCTGTCCTGCACGTTCTGGATGATGTCCGTCATGCGGTTCATCTCTTGCGTCATGGCTTCCATCTGCTGTGCAGCAGCAGCCATCTCGGGCGACTGATCGCCTTCCGACAGAACCTTCGGGTCAAGAATCTTCTTGAACCGCTCGGCCATCTCTTGAGCGCCTGGCCAATCCATATTTTTGATGAACAGATCGCCAGCAACCGACCAAAGCTGCGGGTTGGTTTGCAAAATCTGGCTCATGGCGTCCAAGGCTTCCTGACGCTTGGTCATGTAGCCGGGGCCGGTCGTAACCATCACGTCGTACACGCCGACGCTGGGGTTGTAAATTTTCTCAATCATCCCGCCGTTCTGGTCACGGACTTCCTTGACCGGCTCTGGCTGCGACGGGTTGAACTTGACCATGCTAACTTCGCCGTCAACACCAATGATGCGGGCGATGCGCTGCGTGTCGTAAATCTTGGGGATCATGTCGACGATCTGCCGGGTGATGTGGCGGATCGCACGGGCCAAGTTATCGACGTAGTGGTAAGTGCCAACGTCGCCCTGCTTCTCGCGGGCAAGGATGGCCTTTCCAGAGCGTTCGTTGCCTGCCATGCCCAACGAGGCGTCATACTGCCCCGTCGTTCCCTTGATGTCGTCAGCAGCCCCCATCTTGGCTTGGATCAAGCCGGTCTGGGGCAACGGAGGCGGCGCACGCTGCGGCAGGGGGAGAACTGAGCCAGCGCCGTCCGTCACGTCGGGATTGACTTCCAGATACGGCCAATTGGTCGTATTGGCAGTCTTCCACTGCATCTCGTACCCTTCAAACTGGCCGCCGTAGCCAATGAAGGGTGCCTTTGGTGCCAAAGCGAGCATCTCGGCTTCTTGGCTCGTCCAGTAGTTGTACATCCGCTGCGCGTCCTTGGCATTACGCACAAGGCCAGAGATGTGCAGGCGTCCTTCGACTTCCCACTCGTTGCCGATGACGCGGACAACAGGAATCCACTTGCCCGCCCACTCGCGTTCGTCAAGGATGTCAAACCCGTTGGTTTTCATCCACATGACCTTCTTGCGGTCAACGATGCGGGTGCGGATAGGCTTGCCAAACATCGCTGTAAGCTGCTTGTCCTGCGGCGTGCCGCTGAACGCAGTCTGGTTGTCTGGGTAGAGGTGCAGCGTGGCTTTTTCGTAGGTGTTATAGAAGTATTCCGCGATGCGGATCGTGTCTTCTTGGAGCCACGACGACAGGCCGTCGTTGCCGACGCCTTGGCTGTACAGCGTGCTGATCGGCGATGCGTCGGGGAACATACGCTCGTATTCGTCGCGCAGGATGTCCTCGGTGACGAAGCACCACTCGGCGTCCGCGCCGCACGGGTCTTGGATCGTCGGGTCCATATAGACGCTGAACGAGTTGCGCACCCGCTCAATGCGGATGTCCTGATCGAACGTCTCGTCGTTGCAGTATTCCGTCAGCAGGCGGATGTAGCCCTCGCCGTAGGTCACCTGGTTGTCGCAGGCGGTGTCGTAGGCCACGTCGGCGTCCGACATATACTCAATGTGCCGCACGACGCCGTTGAAAATCTCTGCCACCTGAACGTCGGCGTTGTCATCCGCGGGGATGACCTTGCCGCTGGGGCGGTTCTGGCGCTGCTCGTTCGTCACCTGACGGACGTGCTGCGGCAGCTTGTTGATCGTCAGGCACGGGCGAGCGTTGATTGTCTGGCCCTGCACCGCACCGCGGGTCGCCAGCACGTCGGCGGGCCACTGCCACTGGTTGTCTGGCGACCCGGCCATAAAGCGCAGATCGTCCAGTTCGTCCTCGCGGCTGTCGGAATACGCCGACTGCGCCATCTGAAGGCGATGGCGCATGGTGGCCATCTTATTGTCGTCATCCTTCGACGACTTCGCCGGGTTAGACCCTACGTTTGCGACTTTTCCAGCCGCGACCATGCCTGTAGGATCAGCCATAATGTTACTTCTGACCCTTTTTAGCCGCGGCGCGCTTTGTCGAATACGCTATCGCTACAGCTTGTTTGATCGGCTTACCAGCGTTTACTTCCGCCTTGATGTTCTTGCGGAACGCGGCTTTGCTTGTAGATTTAACAAGGGGCATACTATTTTCCCTTTAACTTGTTTACGCTGGCTGAACATGAAGAATGGAAAAATTAATTTTCAGCGTGTCTGTATAAGCGTTGCTTGATACATTGTCTAGATTGATCGTAAATGCACCGTCAGTGACGGTCACCACAGCAATCAGATACGCAAAAGTAGCTGTAGCGCCAGAGGCAATATTCACAATCACGGTATCTAAAGCAGACACTTGGCTGTTGGTAACAACAAACGCAACTTTAGCGTTAGGAGCCATTTGTGCGTTAGTCGTCGTAATCGTACCAGCCGTTTTGTTAATTGTGACGGGTGAAGCCTTATTGCCAGTTTGTGTTACCGTGCCATATGCGCCGTTTGTATAGCCAAGCTGTGAAGTGGCATACACCACAGTAGCAATAACTGTATCCGCGCCAATAATGTCTTGGTCGAGGTAGGCTACGCCAATTGGTTTAGTAAAACTCATTTGTTTGCCTTCTTGGCTGGTGTTTCACGCATCCGCGTGGTGATGCTGATGATGTCCTTGCCGCCTGCGGTTGGCATAGGCTTGCGCGCCAGCGGGATGGCGTCCATCTCGGCTTTGGGCATCTTCGGCCCCGCTGACATCTTCATGGTGGGCATCTTCATGGTGGGCATCTTAGCCATAGCGATCACTTGCCCTTCTTAGCTGTCTTGGCGCTCTCTTTGAACGCCTTTGCCGTGGGCGCACCCTTGGCACCCACCTTACGCATCTTTTCGCCAGAACCAGCGGCAATCCGCTCCTTCTTGGCTGCAATATTTGCGTACAAACCTGGCTTCTTCATTAGCATTTCCACCGCTTGAGGCTGGCCTTGGCACGTTCGCCGTCCTTGGCCTTAGCCGCTNCCGCGCCCATCCTGGCGCAAAATGATGCCTTGCGGCCTGCGTCGGCCTTCGTCTTGGGGTTGGGCGCTGGTGCCTTGAGGTTCGACCCGGTTTCCCGGTTGTACTTGGCACGGCCCTTCTCAGTCAGTCCCGCGCCCTTGGACACGGGCAGCTTTTCCCCGCGGCCCACGGCCAGTGAAACAGACTTTTTCTTGTCGGCCATTTCAAGAACCCATCCAAGAATTAGTAACTCCGCCGGGAGAATACGCGTGTGTGCGCTTCTTGTCAACGCGCCCTTCGCGTGACGCTACAGGGAACGCGAACGTCACCGCGATGGCATCTGCGGCATCTGGCGACGCCAGCCCGCGCGAGCGCATATCCTTCTTCGACTCAAGGAACAGCGTACCCTTGCTGTCTGGCTTTGTCTTAGGCCCGATCAAGTCAGACTTCAGGAACCTGTCCGCTGGCACGCTGCCTGTCTTGAGCCAGTCACGCATGGCGCCCCACATCTCAGCGCGCTTGTTGCCCCACATGATCTGGTTCTTGGCCTTGCTGCCAAAGTTGACGCCCCTGATCTTGTACCGCTGTTCCTTCAGCCGATCCACGACGCCCGCGCCCAGCCCGCCCTCGTCGATGACGGTCAGCGCAGGCTTGTATTCCTCTATGGCGTCGATGACGTGCCCTACGACTTCCATGGTATCCGCGCCGCGCAGCCGCTTGATGTCGATGATGTCCCGGCCCTGCCGCACCGCAATGACGGTAGCGTCTGATCCAAAGCGCGCCGGATCGACGCCAATGACGATGGGCGCGGTTTCGTCCTTCTGCCGCGGCCGCTTCATGGCGTCGTCGATCAGATTGACCGGGATGAACTGATCGTCGCCCTCGCTGGGAAACTGACCATAGACTTCTACGTTGGCCTGGTAGCTGTCCGCGCCGTACTCATCGAGTATGCGCTGGTACAGGTTTTTGTCGGTTCCCTCGACATCCCGCGCGTCGATGTTGCTTGTGCGCCAGAACGCGCGCTTGCTGTTGAACGCTTCGTAGAAATACCCGGTGTTGCGCCGGGGGTTAGAGAACGCGATGTGAAAGCGGTGCGGCGTGTTCTCCGTGAAGAACCCGTCGCTGACCGACCAGATGCTGTCGGGAATACCCGACGCTTCGTCGAAGATCAACATCACGCCATCCCAGTTGTGAACCCCTGCGTAGGCGTCGGGGTTCTCCTCCGACCACAGCCGCCCCTCGACGGCCCAGTAGCGTGTGCCTTTCTTGAGGTCACGCTCGACCAGTTCCGTGATCCACTTCGCGGGCATGATGCGTGTGGCGGCTATCTCGAACCAGTGGCTGTTGATGGCCATCGCCAGCCACTTGGTTATCTCGGCCCAGGTCACCGACCGAAGCTGCGCCTCGGAGTTGGCCGACACGATGGTTGTGCTGCCGATGCGCGTGGACAGCATCCAATGCACCAGCCAACTGACCAGCGCCGACTTGCCGATGCCGCGGCCTGACGCGACGGCGTTGCGGAACGTGTCGTAGTCGATCTTGCCGTTGTTAGCTTTGATGTGATCCCGCAGGGTTGTCAGCACCTCGCGCTGCCACTTGCGCGGCCCGGTGAAGTTCTCCAGCGGCGTGTTCTTTTCACCCCACGGGTAGGTCAGCAGTACGAACGCCAGCGGGTCATCCTTGATAGTCGGCGACCATAGCCGACTCATCAATTCCATTTCTTCCGTCGCCGAGTAGATGGGCTGTTGCACTGGTGTTGTCCTCTATAGGCGTCACGTCCGTGTACAGCCCCTCAATTACGCGCGACTGCGCCCGCTCTAGCGCGCCCGTGATGCTGATCTGCTGGTCGATGTTTACGTCGATCTGCTGCTTGGCTACCCACCCATGCTGATGCTTGAGGATGTCAAGCGCGGCCTTGGCGTCGCCCGCGGCGGCGGCGTCGTACAGCGTCTTGGCGGCGTTGAACTCGCCCTCGGAACGGCCCTTCATCTCGGCCATCTCGACCAGCGGGTCAAACTCCTGAAGGCGTCGGTATTGGCTGGGCGTCAGGCCAGCGGCCATTGCCAGGCTGTCGCCCTTCAGGCCATAGCGCGCGGCTGCGTATATGGCCTCCAACCGCGCCTCGGTTGCCTCGGGCCGTTCAGGTGTAAAAGGCAGAGAGTAGAAACTCATGGTGCGCGACAGTAACCGTTGCGGGTGACGTGGGCAATATGCAAAAAAAATTTTGATTTTAAAAAAATTGTTTGCGAACCCTGCCCGTGACAGTCACGCGCGCGTCGGCCCCCACCCCCCCCTACCCCAGTCGGCCAGACACCCGCAACCGCGTGCGCGTGCAGGATTGCGCGCGGTCATTTGCCTTGGCTTGGCGGTCTTGGCAACAAAACATCATGCCGCTGGCGCGCCAGCTTGCGCGGTCATTGCTGGGCGTTCTGGGTAGGGACATAGCAAGTTGCTAGCCGACTAGTTACATGGCGACCTAGACCGCCAAGGATGCGCGTGCGCCTGGTTCGCAACACAAAGTGTTTCTGGGCGACCTTGGCGGTCTTGCCACGCTGGTTTCAGTCGCGGCCAGAATACATGGGCGGAT